TGCTTGGCATGTCATCTCCTTACTCCCATTAATGGATGCCTAGGATCGGGAGCAACCCTAGGCACTCAGTTAAATTAGGCTACTGCTAGCTTGCGGAATGCGGTTGGGTAGCGATTAACTACGCAAACATATCCGTAGATACCAATTTCAATGCGTCCGTTTGCAACGATATTGGCACGAAGTTCTACTGTGCCACTCTCGTGGAATCGCATTGCTTGTGATGGATAAACCAAAGCATGCTTGGCGTTAGCATCATCACCTGTGTAGTTAGGGCTTACAACTAAATCAAGTCCAGCAACTGTGCCGTTTGTTGATCCTTGTGTAATCACGCCAGCAGCATTTTGTGGTGCTGCTGCTGCAAATAGTGGACGGGAATCAGCTGTTGCTGCAAGCAATCCAGCAAAATCGATTCCGTTTGTTCCACCTGAAGGAGCAACCAATAATCGGTTTGGTGTAAAGCGCATTACGCCATAGGAATCAGAAATTCCATCAACGATTGATGCGTAGATTGATGCGCCAGTTGATGCGCTTGCATTCTGTGATGCAATTTGAGCAGCATACTGATCGGTCTTTTGTGCATAAGATGCAGCTAACTCACGAACCAATAACTCTGCGAATGCTGGGTCTGAACGATCAAACAGTTCAACATTTACAACATTTGCTCCAGCGAACTTAACGATTGTGTCCTCTTGGAATGTAACAGCTGTGTCAGTTGATGAAAACTCTGAACCTTCTGAAGTTACTGCAACAGTTGCTTGTGTGCCCAACTTAGGTGTGAAAATCTTCATTCCTGTTGCTGGTAGTGGTGCTCGCTCGATTGAATCGATGAATGGACGGCTTGTATCAATTATGCCGATTAGATCACGCAGATAATTTGGTGGAACAGTTCCTGTGTTCTCAGTAACTGTTGCAATCTGTAATGCTGCAAGTAGGTCACGAGCATCATTGTCGCCACCCAATGCTTTAATTTGTGCGTTTAGATATTGTCCTGCTGTAACATTTGTATCAACACGAGGCTTTGTATATGCCATGTATTGAGCAGTTACAACTGGAGCTTGTGATGCTTCTACCGCTTCGGTTGCGATAGGAGCTTCTGATGTTGTATCAGACACTTTGTCCTCCTGTGTTGTAGTTTCCTCAGCGGTTGCTTCGGAATTCTCTGGTGTTTCACTAGCTGCTACTTCAGCAACTCTTGCGCTGTCAATTGCTGGATCTGTTACAAGTGAAACTTCTTGAAGTGTGCTTGATTTAATTCTTAGCACGCCTTCCTCATTTTTCCATTCATTAATTTTTACACCTACGCTAAATCCATCACGAAGCCCAGTTGCAGCCTCCTCTAATGCATCATCCGCTGAAAATGTTTTAGCCAAACGAAATGTTGCCTCTAAGCCTGTATCTGTGGCAGTTATATCAACAAGTTTTCCAAGTGGCTTTGTTCTTTCATGCTCAAGCAATAATTTGACAGGCTTTGAGAAATCAATGCTGTCTTTTTCAAATACTGTTAATCCTGCGCTGGTTGAACCTGTTTCTTCCCAAGTTACGATCTTTCCTGAAATTGTTCGCTTGTTCGTATCAGCAGCTGTTATTTCTATTGGGAAATTAATCTTCATCGGATTAAGTCCTCCTCCTCTTGGATTTGCTCAATGCTCATTGCACCGATGCGGTTTAGGATTTCATAAACTTGAGCACGCTCTAATGCTGAACCTCTCAAGAAATCATCAATGTCAAAACGAGTTTCAATTCCATTAGGACAAAAATCTGCTGCGGATAATCTTTGTTCAATTGCAGTTAAGATTGGTCGAAGTGAGAAATCAATTAATGCTTTTCTTTCAGCTGTCATGTTTGAATAAGTCATTGAAGTAGTTTCAGCGGATACGAAACTTGCTGGAATTCCGCTTGCTCTGCTAATTTCCAGAGCAAGGTATTGACGGGCTTCATTGAGTTGAAGTTTGGCAGGATCAAAACCTAATGCTTGTAATTCAACATCAGCATTTAAGAAAGCAGTTGCTCTTGTTGATCTTGACACTCTCCAAGATTCAAGAAGTTTAGTAATTCGCTCTGGAGTAAGATTTGTGCCATTTGATTTTAACACCATTTGTGGCATTGGCTCTTTTGCATACATTTCAGCAGCTTGTTCTAATGCAGCAGCAGCTTTGATTGTGCGACCTGCACGATTAAGAATTCCTTCATCTAATCCGTTAAATACAATTAATGAACCTAATCCAAATGGTGGCACTCGCTTACCATCAACTGTGTAATACTCAATCTCTGTTGAATTACCATTTAATGATGCAAAAACTCTATTAGGTGCAATTCTTGTCCATGCTCTAATTCTTGAAGCATCCGTTGCAGCATAAGCATCCATTACCATTCCATACGCAACCCCATACAGAAGTAAATCTTCGGCTATCCAAGCATAAATTGCTGAACCTGCGACTCTTGGATCTGGTTGCATGATAACTCTGTTTGGTCTTACATGCTCATTTGTAAAATGATTGTATTGCTCAAGCGGTAAAGATCCGACTGTTGAACAAATTATATTTCTTGCGCGTGCTCCAGATGGAATTGCCATATACTGTTCACGACTTGCAGTTGTAGTTCCAAATAAAATTCCACCAACTAATTGTTGTGAATTGTAAGGTGCAAGTGCAGCAGCAACATCTACTGGTTGAATTGTCTGCTTTGTGGTAAAACGATCAAATAATCCCATTAGCACATAATATACCATATATCCTAATTATCCGACTTGTATATCAATTTCCGTTTCTGGTTGTGTCGCAAAATAAGTTACCAAAGCGGTTGCCACAGATGCACAAACTGCAACCCGACTCGCTCGCCTTCCAATAATCCAACTTCCATCACCATAAGGCAATTTTGCAGCCGACAAGGTTTGCTGTGTTAATTCCTCTTGTCCAGAATGTTGCAACCTGTGTGAATTGATTGCACCTAGCCATCGATCACAGCTCTCTGCATAAATAGCCCCATCCATGTCAGTTACTTGGATGCCTGCTGGCACGAGCCTCGATGCAACTGCCTGACTTGTCCTTTTGCTATAAGCGACAGTTTGCGTGTTGTATTTTCTTACATAAGGGGCAATATCGTTTGCAACTGCTAAATCGTTTAAGCTGTAATCATTTGACCAAGTGTGAAGCAATTGCACATAAAATCTTTCCCCCGATAATCTTTGCGCAGCTACTAACGCGCCAAATTTTCTATCAGGCGACAAGTCAAGTCCAAGCCAAGTAGGTTGCTCAGGATTAAGTGGTATTGGGTCTATTTGACACAAAGCCCATTTGTTGGCGTCTATTGCAGCATTGATTGTATCTACCCATTGACAAAGCACTTCGGTTCGAACTATGTCGGGCGGATCATTCAAAACGGCTTTAAGATTATCAGGATGGATAGTTGCGCCAAGCGATGGGTTGGCTTGGGCGAATGCATCCCAATTTATTTCACCAGACGGAAGGAGTATTGGTGCATCAGGTTCTGCACTCCACTCAAACCAACCTATCGTATCGGCAGGGTTCGCAGCTGCTGCAAGACCGCGTTCCCGAAGTTTATTTAGAATAACAGAATGTTGATCACCAGCATTAGAGTAAGTCCATACTTGTGGGTTTTTGCTACTCATCATAGTGTAACGCATTGATGACCAAGCATCCTCATCTTTGTATTCTCTCAACTCATCGAGATGGATTGTGGCTGGCGCAGAAATTCCTCGAGATGCATTGTTAGCAGCTTTAACTACGAACCGCCTACCACCCTTTAATTCCATTTCCTCTGCACCATGTTGCCATCTAATCTTTTTTATCTCACTTGCTAACTTATCATTGCCTTCAATAATTGTAACCATCTGTCTAAATGTTTCGAGTGAGGTAGTCAATCGGTGCGCTGAGGTCAATTGCAAGTTTTCCCCCCAGACATACATGCCCGTTAAAATACGCAACATCATAAATGTCGATTTTCCGTTTTGGCGTGCAAGGCATAAATTGTTTAGCTGCGAGTGCCATCGACCATCCTCTTTGACTTTATGACCATGAATAGCAACAAACTTTTGCCATTCCATTAAAGGTAAGCCAATCTCAGTTGCAAAATCGATCATTTCTTGACCTTTAGACGGCAAATCGTTCAAAGGTGAGTGAATTCGGGGAGTTGCCACACCCCCTATTGTCGATCCATCTTGATTAATCATGATTGCTCCCGATTCAAGTTCATCTAAGGCGATTCTGTCAGTTCGTGGCTGATCGAGGCGTTTTGTGGGTTAGAAATAGAACGGGGGGTCGGTGGTGTTCTTGCGCTGTCAAAAAACCGCCCACCCTTCGCATAATTACATTTTTTACAACTTGCAACTAAATTATCATCACTATCTAATCCACCTAACCTGCGTGGAATGACATGATCCACTGTATCTGCTTCTTGGGAACAATACTGGCATATAAACAGATCCCGCCTGAGTATGCGACTGCGTATGCTTCGCCATTGTCTGGTTGAACCAGTAGTTCTCAAAGCTGATTTACTCAATACCATCCCTTAATCTTATGATGCTTCAAAGCCTTGCAAGCGCAGCCTTGATACCTATGCTCAATATAGCGTAATCCAATATCAATTTGCCTAAACGGGTTCTGCTCTTTAAGTTTTAATAATTGTGGTATTCCATAAGCTGTAGATCTTGGGTTGTCAGCCTTTGGATTCCATCTACTTTCTTTGAACCATAACTCCTCTAAACAGTAATACTGATCTAAATCATTTAATTCAATAAATGCATATTGCTTAAAATGGTTTGTATTGTATTTACCATAAGCATCGGAATCATTCTTTTGAAAGGCTATTGTCATGACTAATGACAGAGATATCACCAAACCAAACCTTGCGATCTTTCTGCTTCGCAGATCGCCCTTTCGCTCTGAAAGCGAATTTGCGTTTAAGGGTAGCATACGACTCCAAATCCATTAACATAACCGCAGGTCAGACGGCAAGTCCTAATCATGTTTTAACCTTACCTAACTTTCTTAAAGCCTGTATATTTTCATCACCTATTGCAAATAAGGCACAACGCCATCTATGTTTGACTATATGACCACTAGCTCCTACAAACCACATATTTGGCGGTAAGAAAAGGCAACCAGTATCAGCATCCCATAATTTATTAGCCCATTTTCCATTGCTACTGGTAGGAACTAAACAGAAACCATTTCCATGTTCCAGCCATTTGTCTATCCAAGGCGTTACCTTGCTAAATGGTGGATTCATCCATATACGACCATACCAAGGCTTGCTTAGGGCATCGTCTTCAATGGTATATCTGTGTTTTGTGGGAACTTCAACTAAAGGGTGATAACTACTTGCAACATCTAAATCAAATTCTAAACCTAAAGCGTCAAATACCCATTTCGGTGTATAACACTCATCTTTACCAATTACAGTTTCCATTATTGCTCCTTTACTAAAATACAAGTATGACAAGCCTGATCTGTAAATTGCCAAGATCCGCATTGATCACATCGAATAACAGGCTCTTGAGTGTCAGTTGCTTCGGCTAAATTCTTTGTGCCAATAGCACAGCATTTAAGGCATTGGAATACTCTAAAACCGTCAGCTGTGTCGTAGCCATCCATCCAGATAAACTCTGAATTGGCTGAACAGAAGTTGCATCTAAACTTAACCACCTTTGCTAGCCCATCCCTTGCCCTTAAAGATTGCCGGAACTGCTGAATAGACACGACTTAATTCAAAGCCACATCCTTGACAAAGAGGGATTTCGTGCTGCATCGGAAGATCCAATACAATACTCAACCCCTCTCTATCGCAAGCGTATTCGTAATTCGGCACTATGGAATCCGATTGATTGAATGACAGGAATAGCATCGAAGCAGATCGCCCTCATGAAGTAATCTGTCATCGTTGCATGTATCACAATAAATTGTTGATGGTTCTACCTTAACTCCGTTATCTGTAAAAGTGGCAGTTAAACCAGAGCCATCAATCATTATCATTTCGCCCATTTATTCCTCCTCTCTAAAGAACCAACTGCCATTTGCAGCTGTAACAGCCCATTTAGCATCGCATTGTTCTCCTTTTGGTGCGCTGCATACATAACCATAAAAAGGACGACCCGTCTTGGCAGTTCCCTCTTTTAAGATCATTGAGCCATGCTTGCATTCTTGTGCTTTTGGTTTTGTAGATAAAGCCTGAGCAATATCTCCAACTGACCATGTTGTAGGTTCAGGATCAACAGCAGCTTTAACCTGATCATTAAAAGATTGACGAATTGCATTTTCTACAAGTCTTGCTCTTGAATTTGGTGGACTATATATAGCAGATTTGTTTTGCTCTAACCGTTTTACTTTTTCCATTTCCTCACGGCTTGGAGCGTTTTTTTCAGTCCCGATATTCGCATTTTTAGCAGCAACACCGACACTAGAAGTTTCACAGTTCTCAAGCGCAAAATCGCGATTGACACCTCTATCGGAAATAACCTCTTGCGCATGACCTGTTGCGAATGGTTGTGTGTCATTTGCGTTTTTGAATAATTTACAAAGAACAACGAATCGAGTGTTTGATGCCTCGATAAGTTCTGTTCGTATTGCTCCATCTGGATACCTTTCCCAAAAAATAGCGATTCTTTCACGAACCGTTGTGTAATCTTCAAGGCTGAAAGCCATTAGTTAGTCCTCCCAGTTTTCATCTTGGACTGCATCAAGGACAGTTTTATAGACAGATCCATAGGCAATGAAGTCTTTGATACTGTCATAATGATCTGGGGTTTCACTAAGCCTAGAAACCTTGACCAACGCCATACATAAAGCAGCTTGGTGTGGTGTGATTGGGAAATCGAGATAAGCAGACCATAAGCCTGCAATTCTTTTGTGGTTATAGTATGGATGTCCGTAGACACTTCCGCGCTGTTGGATCGTAGTAATGACCTCATCAAACAGGTTTTCAGTTTTTGTCATAA